ATTTTGCAGGATCACACCCCATACCCTGCATACTTTTAATTAGATTTTTACCTAAATTTTTTTTCTGGATTGAATTTTTATTTTTATTTTTTGCAAGTTTAGATAATTTTTTTAAATTTTTTAAATACTGTTCGCGTTCCATGACTAATGTAATAAAATATTTTATTCGTCAATAAGATCATTCATGATTTCTTCTACGTATTCTCCATCGTTATCCAAACCTTGGAAAGCAAACTTGGGAAGTTTATTAGATTCGCCACATAACACTTGAGATAACCGAACACTAACACCAAATTTATTATCAATGAACCAAACCTGACCAATTTCAACAATACACATACACCTTTGACCTCTTTCAATCTCATCCATACTAATTTGATCACGATCAGAATTATAGACTTCTGATACAAAATCCCCAGAAGAATTTGTTTGAACTTTTAGCTTAAGTGTATCTGCGTACCCTTCCTTACCCGGTCTAACCAATGGTTTATAAAGGGCTTCTCGAATGACATTAATATCATATTTTTTACCCAACCATTCTTTAGAATTAGTTGCAACTGTATTAAGAATGATTTCATCCAATTCTCTCAGTTTATTTGCTAATTCTTGACCTTCTTCATTGTCATTATCAAATGATAAATCGAGTGAATATGAAGTTTTGTTAGTAGATTCATCCGTGAATGCACTCAAACCAAAGGGTGAACGCATGAAAGGGAGTTGTAAATAGAGTTTCTTTTTGTCACTGCGTGTAAGAACGACTGATTTACCACCATTTTTATTTTTCTTCAGAGCACTAAAAATAACACCGGATGGTTCGAATTGATTGGAAACTTGAATATTATTAGACATTTTTTTTGTATATTATATATGTTCAAAAACTTTAAGTGTATTTTTTTCTAATAGTATATTAATAAAAATGACGAGTTGTACAGGTCACAAAAAAAGTTGGTTATTTAATGATTGCGGGTGCGGATGTAAGGGTAAAAAACAAGAACAAAAGTTTTTGATTTCTATTATGTCCGCCTTAGTTTTCTTTATAATCGCAAACCCCGATACATTTAGAATAACGCGTAGACTATTTGGTAAATGGATTTCCAGTCCAACTGGGTGCCCAACAGGTAAAGGTTTAATGTTTCATACATTAGTGTTTCTTCTAGTTACGTGGGGTATGATGAATATAAGAAGAGAAGGCTTTGAAATGATAGAATCCGAACCATCACCCAGTCCAGTGCAAATCATACCAGAAGATGCTATTTTAGTTGAAGAAAAGCCTATTAAACCATCTCCATCTGTCGCTCCATCCCCATCTATAGCTTCATCCCCATCTGTAGCTCCATCTGCAATGATGGGAATTGTATCACCACCAATGGTTGATATGCCTCTCCCATTACCAGATATGTCAGAAACACAATTTTCACCAATGGATTCGGGGTTATCGTTGGGTGCTTTCGATATAACAAGTGTTCCAGACTCGGCATTACCAGGAGAATTTAATAATGCGGAAACTGTGACGTGTCAGTGTAGTAACGGTAAAAGTATAACAATGAATTAAAATTCTTCATTAAACTCAATTGAAGATGAATCTTCATCAATCTTACCATAATCACCAACTCTCTTTTCAAAAAAATTAGTTTTACCATCAAGTGATATATTCTCCATAAAATCGAACGGATTTTTAGTTCCCCAGATTTTATCGTGACCACTTTGTTTTAATAATCTATCAGCGACATATTCAATATATTCCGACATCTTTTCGGAATTCATGCCAATAAGACTACATGGTAATGCATCGATTATAAAGTCTTTTTCGATAGAAACTGCATCTTTAACAATTTCTTCTATTATAGATTTATCAGGTTTATGTTTTAACATTTTGAATAGTTCAATTGCAAATTCTAAATGTAATCCTTCGTCTCGACTTATAAGTTCATTACTAAAACAAAGTCCAGGTAACAAACCCCTTTTTTTCAACCAAAAAATAGCACAAAAGCTACCAGAGAAAAATATACCTTCTACACACGCAAATGCAATTAATCTTTCAGCGAAAGATTTATCTTTACTAAACCATTTCATAGCCCATTTAGCTTTATTTTCTATACACGGTATAGTCTGTATAGCTTCAAAAAGTTGTTTTTTTTCAAGAGAATTTTTTATATATTTATCAATAAGTTTACTATATGTTTCTCCGTGAACCATTTCATTATGTTCTTGGTAAGCATAAAATGATCTAGCTTCAGTATACTGAACTTCGCTTGCAAAATTATTATTTAAATTTTCAAATACTATACCATCTGAACCTGCAAAAAAAGCAAGAATATATTTAATAAAATGTTTTTCGTTGTCACTTAAATTAACCCAATCATCCATGTCTTTAGAAAAGTCAATTTCTTCAGCTGTCCAATTTGACATTTGTGCTTTTTTATACATTGCCCATAGATTTTCATGTTCTATAGGAAATACAGTAAAACGATCTAATGTTGGTAACAACATTGGTTCTGCTTCTTCAAGATAATCCTGAAAGTCATAGTAAGTTCCAATGATTTTATTATTGATAAAAATTTGTGGATATACAGACGCTTGAGCACCACAACGTTTTTTTAGTTCATCCTTATCTACCATAGTTTTTTTGTTTTCTAAATTGTATTCTTTACATAAGTCAACTGCTAAATCGCAGTATTGACATCCTTCTTTTGATAAAATTTCTATTCCCATGTGTGCTAATACTTATAAATATTTTTGTGTGAAAACTTTAAGAATGATTAAAATTTCAGAAATTCAGCCTGGAGAATTAATAAAAGTTTTAGTCAACTTAGAGGACGATATAGAAGACGAAATTTACGCCAAAGTAAATGAGGTTCACAATGACTACTTAGTAGTATCCTATTATTCAGAAACTTCTTTTCTATATAAAGGAGCTAGACTTTATGAACTTGAAGAAAATGACGAGCTTGTTCAGGAAGTAAATTTATCAGAACACCACGAATCTATAGAGTATTTTGTAAATATAAAGGATCGGTTGTATGCAATGATAGATGAAATAGATTCAGACGAAGAGAGTGACATAATAAATGAATCGGATGACGATGGTAGTGATCTAAACGACTTTATAGTTTCGGATAATGAAATAGATGGTATTATTATACCCCCGTCTAATCACACTGTTATAGATAAAGAATGGAAAGAATGGGAACCAAAGAGTCCAGGGTCTTTGTTATATAAACAAGCAGTGGATAATATAACAACCCTTGCTAAAATACAAGCAGATGAAAACAACTTCTGAAACCTAAGTTCATGTGGTAAATATTAAAATTTATAAAATACTTCAACTCCATGGAAGAACTGGCTGCTATTTGGTCCGATGTGGAACAATTACTAAAAAAACCAATATTAATAAAGTCAGTAGATAATAATTTATGTAAAGAATGTAAATGTGCTAAAATAATAACTAAAGAAGGTTTACCAACATGTCCCGATTGTGGATTAGTTGATAATACATGTATAGATGAACGTCCAGAATGGACAAGTGGTATTTCAGAAGATGGAAAAGTTAACGATCCTTCGCGATGTAGTGCTCCTAATGTAAACCCTGAATTATTTTCAAATGCTTGGGGTAAAGGTACTATTATTGCAACTAATCGAAGTTCGAGTTATGCAAATAAAAGAATGGCGAAGATTAATTTTCACCATTCAATGAATCATAGAGATAGGTCATTATTTCATGCATACAAAGATATAGAAGAAGCATGTTTTATATTACCAGACACTGTTGTCAAAGATGCAAAAATGATGTATAAAAAATTTAATGATAAAAAATTAACAAGGGGTGCCGTTAGAACTGGTATAAAAGCAAACTGTGTATTATTTGCTTGTAGAATGTCTAAAATTCCAAGAACTACTAAAGAAATTTCCGATATGTTTTCTGTTCAACCAAAGGATTTAAGTAGAACTTCACAGATGTTTAAGGAGGTAATGCTGGGTAAAACAACTAGTACGTACACTACTTTACCACATGATGTGATGCAAAGGTTATTAAATTCATTTGACGTTTCCAGAGAAGAGAGATTAAAATGTAACAAAATGTGTTCTACATTGGAAACGTGTTCTGATCTTATGAGTAAAACACCAAACAGTGTTGCTTCTGTTATAATATATATAACATTGAAACATCGCGTGACTAAAAATGAAATCAATGAAAAGTGCACTGTATCTATACCCACTATTAATAAAATTGAAAGTATTATAAAAAATTACTTAGAGGATAAAGGCGTTTAAATTTAATAAAATGACTGTACAACCTAAAGTATTTATAAGTACACCGTGTTATGGCGGTGTTTGTTTAGAAAAATACATGATAAGTATAGTAAAACTTCAACTAGAATTTATAAGGGAAGGTATTCAAATGGTTTTGGATACAACGGAAAACGAAAGTCTGGTTCATCGCGCAAGAAATGTAGCGGTAGGTAGATTTATGCAGAAATCTGATGCTTCACATTTTGTATTTATTGACGCTGATATTGATTTTGATCCAAAATCTGTAGTTCGTTTAGTTAGATCTGACCATGACATTTCTGTATCTTTATACCCTAAAAAAGTTGTAATGTGGAATCAAGCAAAAGAAGCAGTTGAAAATGGAGATACTAGGGATATGGCAATGCTTTCTTCGTGTCTCGTTGCAAATATAGGAGCTACACAAAGAAGTGTTGAGAATGGTTTTGTCGAAGTTCTCGATGGACCAACTGGTTTTATGGTTATAAAAAGAAAAGCTTTTGAAAAAATGCATGAACATTATACCGATTTAAATTGTAAGAATGATCACCAAAATCGTGATTTTGATGATTATTGTGCCATATTTGATTGTATGATAGACCCGGATACTAAAAGATATCTTTCAGAGGATTATGCATTTTGTAGAAGGTGGCAACAAATAGGGGGTAAAATTTATGCAGATGTTCATACAAGTTTGGGGCATATTGGTAATTTACCATTTTCCGGTTGTTTAGAAGAAAGGCTTAAGGTTTAGAGTTTTAATATATAAAATGAAATTTGCTTCTATAATAGTTACACGTAATAAATCATGTCACGTAAAAACTTTACACACTATTCTTAGATTTAATTTAATGTGTTTACAAAGGGGTAACATTGAAAATGAAGTTGTTTTTGTAAACGATGACCCTTTTCAAGTATCAGAAATAATTCATAGGTACATGAAAACACACGAGAGATTATTTTTTATTGATTATGGTATTCATGTAGATGATGGTTCATTAAACATGTTATTTGAAAATCACGAGGGTGTTGGTTGTTTTGTTTTACCAGGTGTAGAAGAAGGTATAGATTGGGAGATGTTTAAAAATAAAGTAAAAAATAAATCGAATGAATCGGTTGAACAATTAGGATTGTCGTTTGACACTACGGTCGATCGGAATAAAAAAATTTCCGATGGTATATATTCGGTACATACTACATGTGCAAAATCATGGCTTATATTATCAAAAAATGTAATTAAACACCTAAAAGATAAAAAAACATCTAATTTTAAAATTTTTCCTAAAATGGAAACAATGTTTTCTAAATTTAAAGAATCCGGTGTTAAAATTCATGCGTATACAAAAGCTAAGTTGGTCATGACATATAACCATGAATGTATAAGTAATATTTTAAACGCATACGGTGTTAAAAGTAATTAAAGAATATAATTAAAATATAAAACATATGGTACGTATTTTTGTAAAGAAAGAAGATCATCTTTACAAATATGCGATTAGATTCATGGAAGAATCATGGGGTACTTTGGGTAAGGGTATATTTCCGGGGTGTCAACCAATATCCATCGAAAGAAAACATTTCGATATTTTATCAAAAAATGATTACGTTGTTTGTGAAAAGACCGACGGTGTAAGATATATGATGTTATTAATTCAATACGGAAATCAACGAATATGTGTATTTATAAATCGTGCATTGGAAATGTTCACTGTTAAATTGAACTTTAGACTTACAGCTTATCAAGGTACAATATTTGAAGGTGAATTATACGATAATATGTTTATGGTTTATGATTGTCTGATGTCTTGTGGTGAAATTGTGGGAAACAAAAATTTTCTTGAACGTTTAGAGTATTGTGAAAATACATGTAAAAAGGCAATTGTTTTACCAACGGATACACTTAAATTGAAAGTCAAAACGTTTCATTTACACGACGATTTTAATAATTTTATGGATAAGTATCTTCCAACGGTAAAACAGGAGATGGACGGTCTTATTTTTACACCTATAAATGAGAGTATTCGAATAGGAACTCACGAAACAATGTTTAAATGGAAACCGAGAAACAAAAATACTATTGATTTTCTCTTCAAGAAACAACCAAGCAATGAAACACCTGGGTGTGAACCCGGTGCTTATACATGGAAAATGTATATACAAGATCGAGGAAAACATATTTTTGAATCTTCTATACCTATTGATAAGATGAAAGAATATAAATGGATAAAATCGGGTGATATTATTGAATGTATGTATGTCACTTGGGAAAATGGTCCTTTTTGGTGGAAACCAATAAAAAGAAGAGATGATAAAACGTTTCCTAATAGTAGAAGGACATTTTACAGAACTCTTGTTAACATTAAAGAAGACATTCAGATGAAAGAGTTTTTAGACTGTAGACCAGGACGAAATGATTATCTTCTTTAGGAAAACTATTTAATTTTCCTAGAGTATCATCATCTTGTATTATCCAATCATCACCATGATTTACAATAGACATGTAATGACCACCATATTGAATACCTTTATGAATTATAGTAGATTTTAAATTATATACATTATTCCCCAATATTAATTCTTCTTCTATTTCCACAAAACTTTTTTTATCAAATGAAATAAATAGTATTTTTGGGTATTTAGAAAATACATTTCTCGTAGTTGCAACATGATGTTTTTTTCCATCTTTATCGATATAATCTTCAAGTGTATTCCATTTATAACTTGTATTTAGCATTTTTTTTAAACATTTGACATCTCTTTCCACATTTAATATATGAATACAAAACGGGGTTTCCGTTATGCTTTTACCTATGGGTGATATAGTTATTTGGTTAACTTGACCGTATACTATTTTTTTTATAAAAGGGTAACTTTTTTCGAGTATGTCTATTATACAAAAAATTGCGTCTTGTGCGTCATGTGGTTCTCCTATTTTAAATCTTGGAAATATTTTAATAAACTCATCTAAAACGGGTCCTATTGTAAAAACTTTTGTTTCTTTCGTTTTTAAATAAATATGAATAAGTTTTTCATATTCCCTAGTAAATGTACATTCACCGCTATATTTATTATCTAATATATGTGCTGATATTTCGTGTATATGTAATAAAACCTGAATAGCTGAATTAAAATAACACGTATTTCCCAAATTTAAAAAACCGTGCATCTAAAAAAAGGTAACAAAAAAGGCTTAAGAAGAAGACGCGTTTTATAAAATGTAAAAACAAAATGGACGTTCATAAACTTTGTGACGAGATTAAACCACATTTAGATAAGTATAAAAATGACAAATACGTTGAAATGGAATTCAGGTTAGGTAAATTTAACGGCACGTTTTTTGATACAAATGTCGGTAAAGATGCTTTTTATAAGTTCAAAGAAGGTTTGGATATATACACCGGATGGGAAAAAAATGTCCATTCATCATCCGTAGTTTATTATCGAGAAACAGATACCAATAGATTAACCATTGATCAAAATGCGGATGAAGATACACTCATTAGAAAGGAAAAAATCTTTACAAAGGATTTCAAACACTTGAATAACTCACCATACGATGTAAGATTTAGTGTGTCACAAGAAATACCGATTGAAGACACCGGTAATAATGAATGGCCGAAACTAAAAAATAAAGAACGATTTTCTTACGTTAGAAAGAATTTGTCGATTGATATGACTATATGTTCGGGAATGGTTCAAGATATGGATGCAGAAGATTCTCATACGTATCAGGTCGAGTTTGAAATAATTGATTCTAAAAAAGTTGAGGATATAGATACATTATTTAAAATTATTCATAAAATTAAGGATTTTTTTAATATGAGTAATTATATATGTTAATCTGGTTATTAATTTCATGTTTAGTTTTATTCATATACTATGATAATCAAGATATAACATCTCGTGACTATGTTAACATTCTAGGTTATACATCTAAATATTTTTATATGAGCCACGGTGAATCTAAGAAAATATTTGAAAAAATGGAAAATGATAATATAGCATACGAATCTTTAAAAAGTTTTGTAATAATGGAAGATGATTTTCTAAATTTAGAAAGAAAATCAGTTTGTTCAGGAGTTTCACAAAAAGTTGAAGCTTTTGCACTTTCGGATGAAATAAAAAATAGATTCAAGGGATACGATTTTTCATATCACACGAAACACCTTAAACAGATATCTGAACCAGATAAAGTTATAAATCGAAATATAACATGTTCATCAAGTAAAACATAATACGTCTATGTTTAGTAGATTCCATTCTTTGGAAGTTGTCATATATATACATAATTAACCCCGTATCATCAATTTCCCGTGTCTCTTCCATATATATTTCTGGATTTACAGATTCGTGAAATTCATCCGTATAGTTATAATTTATTTCTAAACGTCCCATATATTTATTACTTTCTTTCCTAGACGTTTTTATGTAATCGCATATAGTGTAATACATAGTATCGATAATGTTTGATATTATAAGTTTATCAATTTTTTCCATATCATCTATTACGTTATTATATTTATTGGTATTAAGTTTATAAAGTAAAAAGTTTCTTGGATTTTCCATTGTACTATTTACTTCTTGTCTTTATTCTTTAATGTAAATTTATTAAAGTTGTTGTATAAGTTTTTTAATTTATTTTGGTTAGTTTTACTTTTAGAGTTTGAGTTCGAGTTCGAGTTCGAATTAAAGTTTAATCGCTTAACAACTTTATTTTTAGGTGGTGTAACTTTCTTCTTAATAGGTGGACGTTTAATATTTTTTTTTACACTTTTAACAACTTTGGGCTTAGGTCTAGGTGGTGTAGGTCTCTTTTTATTTAATTTGATGACTGGTGCACCGTTAAATTCTCTACGCATCTTAATATAATTAATCACTTTATTACTGTTTAACGAAGGTGTTTTTGGTAAAGATATAGCATAATTAACAACCTTGTTTACGGTGTTTTTACCAAATTTACCATATATTTTATTAGCTTCTTTTTCTAATAACAATCGTTTAAAATATTGTTTTTTATCGATTTTAAATCGGTATACCATATCTTTCTTTACTTTATTAGCTTCACCCTTCTTTAAAACGCCATTTTTTTTAGTGACTAAATTCTTTTTTAATTCCATACGATCCAATTCTTTTTTTACTTCATTGACATTTTCATTAATGTTCATTACGTTACCATACTTTTTCATCCAATATTTACCATAAAGTTTAACTAAATCATTTTTAATACCTGTTTTATTAAGTTTTCGTTTTAAATTTACAGGTACTCTTTTATTTTTTTTCATTTTATTTAACATTTCTTTTTCAATTTCGTTAGCGAGAGCATTGGGAGAATTTGGGGTGTTTGGTTTATTTTTAAGTTTTTGACATAAAATTTTAACTGTATCTTTATCGTCTATGGATATACCACTAGAAATAGCGAGTGTAATCAATTGTTCTTTTTTCATATCTTTACACAACTTATCATTTATTTTATAATTAGAGTTACCTTTTTCTAATTTATCCAGTGCTTTACAAATATATTCTTTTTTGTTTCGGTTTTTTACCCCAACAACACCCAATTTTTTGGCAACATCGAGTAAAACTGGTTTTGTAAGACGTTCGCATTTTCGACCACCAATTTTCATTATACCATCTTTATCGTACGTTATCTTCATATTTTTTGATTTAGAATTTGTTTTTTTCTTAACCGGTTTTCTTTTTGGTATTTTAAAACAACATTCGTAGCCTTGTGGATTTTTTCTAGTTTCATAACCTTCTTTACATGGTGGTCTTCTAGGTTTTGGGCACGTAGAAACTCCTATTTTAGATTTCTTTTTAATCAATGGTATAGATGCATTAACGTTTTTATTTACCAATCCCATTGTATATCCCATTTCATGCAATTTTTTAATCATTTCCACGCCAAAAACATAAGCATTTTCGAGATTATCTGGATTATTTTCACCTTGTATCTGTACTATACCTGCACCGAGCTGACCAGATTTAGATGAAAGAATGTAATTATGTTCATTGTATTCAACGTATAGAAAAGGTGATCTTTCTGGTTCATAAGAAATAAATGATTTCAGTGGGTTTTCTTGCGCTATTCTACTTAAATCAAAATTTGCGTTTGTTGAAAACTGACCACCAATATTATTGTATTTGATATCATTGTATAAAAATCCTTGTTTTTGTGTGTAGGTGTCTATTAAATATTTTCGTAGTGCTTCCGGTTGTTTTTTTAGGTTTTTTGAACCCAAAAATCCTCCCGAAAAACGTATTTTACCGTTTCTATATATATTAAAACTAAAATTTTTCTTGTTCATACCATCTGTCGTGTATCCGGAGAGTTGTACAGAAAAGAAATTTTTATCTAAATCACCTCTCATACCAAAATTACTCGTGTGTATAGCACCTGTTTGAAAACGACCGTATATACCCTTTATTTCATTAAGATCGATTGATAAACCTGGTGCAATAGATGCATGTCCTTTTGGTTTGCGTTTTAATATGTATAGTAAATCTACACGAGTCTCTGGTAAAAAGTCTTTGTTTACTAATATATTGTATATACCTGGTTTTAAACTTCCGGTTCTTAACTCCGAAAATACACTATCTTGTGACCGTGAATTAGATCCAGGGATTAATCGCACGGGATTTGCCATTTGTACAGGGTTTGTGCGTTGTATTTGTATGTTTGAATTATTCACAAATTGACGCGGGTCCATACTTACACTAGGCTGAGAATTTTAATATTCTTCCTCCGCCACCATGTCAACTCCTACTATGATATCCTTGTTTTTATACTGTCTGAAATTATATTCAATATCCAATTTTTCAATGGTTATACCCCGACTACTAAATGGACCAAGGTAAAAATCTGAATTAAACCTCGGTTTTGGTAAGTTATTAAGCATACAGTAAGTAAAGAACCTTTCCTTGAATATATCAATTGGACACATGTATTTCAAACCACCAGTGTTAAACTGAACTTTATCAGACTGAAGGTAGTGTTCAAGTGCGTTTGTAACTGTTGCTACAGATTTTCGAACTTCCTTGAAGTATTCCGGTATTACGTTCCATATATCTTGATCCTGATATTTTTGAGCATAATCCAAATAACCTCTTACACACTTTTGTAAAATAATAGGCATTTCTTTTTCAAGTTTTAATTCGAGTAACGGATCTGTATCTTCATCTCTAATCTGCTTCTTAAAATGCCATGTCATCAATCTTCTCAAAATACTACCCGAATTATCTTTCCAATTTGGACATTCATTACCACCGAGTATACCTGGTACGTCCCAAGTTATATTCTTTGCAGTTTCAAATTTAACGGCGATTGCGAGCTCTTCACCAGAAACTATTGATTGGAATTCAGCTTGTTCTAGATTTAAGTCACCTTTGATTTCAGGTGCAATAAACATCAACCCGTCATAAATACCCGATAAACCAAATCTTTTCTCGACGTTGTTTGAAAGTTTCTTCACATCCGTTGGTTCATAAAACTTTTGAAAAACTTTAGTTATGAGTGTCGATTTACCCGAACGCGCAATACCTTTTAAAAATGGTATAATTTGCCATTTATCAATATCGTTTAAACAAAATGTTAAACGACCACCCATAACATACATCCAATTGCATGCTTCATTCGGAAATTCTTGTGAATTGAGTACTTTATCAAAATATGGAGTTGGTATTTTTTTCCAATCTTTCACGTGACTATAGTCTACAAAATCACTATCGAAGTACTTACAACTTACTATCGAAGGATCAAGCGTTGAAGCTTCCTTTGAATCGTATGGATAAAAAGCGGTTTTATATGTTTCTTTTATACCAGACCATTCTTTACCGATAAAAATGCCATTTCTGAAAGACCAAACGTGTCTGTCTTTTACAATTTCGGGAAATTGCATATCACAACAGTTACCGAGATGTTTTATGACCTGATCGATTATACCAGTTCCGTTATGTGTTAATTCCTGCCATAATTCAAAACGAGACTCTTTGGGTGCAATACGATTAACATATTCTTTTATAGTTTCTTTTTGATTCCATGCACGTGTATCGAACCCGTTATATTTTATCTGTGTACAACAATATCCCCTGTACCTTTTGATATTACTTTCATATAGTTCTTTCAGGATGGTAGTAAGAGCTTTTTGAAAAGTATTCAATTTTTCGACGTCGAATATAGACGTTCTAAAAATCGTAGGGTCAGATTTAACAGTAGCTTCAGCCCACGTTGGAAATTCAACTCTCTGTACTGTTCTATTATACCGATATATGATCTGCCAGGCGTCATCAAGCTGATCAATTATACGGTTAATTCGGCGAGATATGGTAAAATCTTCGTCTTCCATCGTTAATATTCCAAGTGTATCAGCTCTATTGAAGAGTGTACCAAGTCTTTGAATAGAAGTTGTATATTTTTCATTTGTTTTTTCATAAGAAAATTCTTTGCATAAACCATTTTCACCAAGTTCTTCACTATCACAAAAAAACATATATCCAAGCTTGAAAGGGTTTGTATGTTCTAACGATTTTAGACGAAAGTACTTTTCAAGTTTGCATAAGAAATTCAATAATTCTTCCGAATTAAATCTTTCGATAGATGTATTAATAAGAATATTAGATGATAGTACAATATCCGGATTTTTTTGGGGGTAATAAATCTCCGTCATGTTTTATAAATACAGGTCTTTATTTTCTAAGTCTATTTTTTTTGAAGTTGAGATAACATTTTAATTAATATTTTGTTTTGCATTTCAATTTGTCTTGAAATGTTTACAAGTGCAGAACAGACCGTTTCCCCTTCTTCTGTGGAGAGAACAGAACTCAATAACATATTTGTATCCGATAATGGATTCTCGGACATATCAAAATCATCTAAATCGATATCATTTTCATCGATATCAGAATCTTCAACGAACGATCCAGAATCTTCAATTTCTTCTTCTGAAGAAATTTCTTCTTCCTCAATAATTTCGGGGTGGTCATCGACACTTTCAAGTTCGGGTGGGGTATCAATTTCGTTTTGGCTGGACATTTATATAACACAGGAAAAATCAAACCGTGTTTTTTCGCGAAATCATCTGAAATAAAAATCTCAGTGTATAGTACAAACAAACTAAAAATGGCCGGTGGTCTCATGCAACTCGTCGCCTATGGCGCCCAAGATGTCTACCTTACAGGTAACCCAAAAGTAACTTTTTTCCAGGCTGTCTACAAACGCCACACTAACTTCGCGATGGAAAACATCGAACAAACTGTCAACGGTACTGCCGCGAACTCTGGTCGCGTTTCCGTGACTGTCGCCAGAAACGGTGATTTGGTCGGTGACATGTACGTCGAACTCAAGACGAAAGCGCTTCTCGCAAACACAAGCGGTCACGATGGTTCCGCTTGGGCCGCTGAGCGTGCGATCAAGAACTGCGAATTGTCGATCGGTGGTCAAAGAATCGACAAGCACTACCAAAGATGGTGGAGATTGTACGCAGAGTTGTACTTGTCCGATGCGGCTAAGTCCAACTGGGGTAAAATGACCTCCGCGGTTACTCCAGGTGCGTCGCAAGTCTTCTTGCCACTTATCTTTTTCTTCAACCGTAACCCAGGATTGGCGTTGCCATTGATTGCCTTGCAATACCACGAAGTCAGAATTGACTTTGACTTGACTGGGGAATTCGATGCTTTCTTGGACACGTCCGTTTTCAAGGTGTGGGCCAACTACATCTACCTCGACACTGAAGAGCGTAGACGATTCGCCCAAAAGGGTCATGAATACTTGATCGAGCAAGTGCAACACACTGGCTCCGATTCGGTCACGTCTAACGCGACCAAGCAAGTTAGATTGTCCTACAATCACCCAGTCAAGGAATTGGTCTGGTGTGTTAACGCTGGCTCCGCTGCGAGTACCAGTTTGTGGAACTTCTGCTCCAACACGGCTGCCGCCGATGTTGTTATCGATTGCTCCCCAGAAAAGTCTACTGAAGGTCAAGTTACCCCAGCTCAAGTTGGTCAACCACTTCTTGTTGTCGGTACCAATGGTGGTACTGAGTCGTGGCAAGAAGACGGTGCCACCTCGGCGACTGCCTCCGTCGGTCCAGTTGAAACCTTCAAGTTGGTCCTCAACGGTCAAGACAGATTCAAGGAACAATCCGGTAAGTACTTTAACCAAGTGCAACCATACCAACATCACTCTGGCTCCCCATGCCCAGGTGTCTACTCGTACTCCTTTGCGCTTAAGCCAGAAGAGCATCAACCAACGGGTACTTGCAACTTCTCCAGAATCGACAACGCGCAAGTTGCGATCAAGCTCAAGAATCTTACGGGCACCTCTTTGGCTACTCCATCCCTCGACATGTTCGCGGTTAACTACAATGTTCTCCGTGTGCAATCGGGTATGGGCGGTCTCGCGTTCTCCAACTAAGCGTTTCTTAGTTTATTGATTATAGTAAAAAAATAAAATTTAAAAAATAAATAAAATTTAGATTTTAAAATTTAGAACAAATTTTAAAGTTTAATCTTAAAATACTTTTGTATTTTTTCAAGTATGTACCAATTCGGTTCAAGTTTACCCGTTTCAATTTTGTTTATCGTATCTAAAGTTTCTCGTATTCTATGACCAAGTTCAACCTGTGTATGACTTCTTTCTATACGTATACGTTGAATTTTTTTACCTATTGTATTATCCATATTGATAGTGATTAGAGTTTAACACCCAAAACTCGACGCAGTTTTTGCATTATTTTATGGTCCGGGATTGATTTACCTAATTCATATGAAGAGATGATATCTGTTGATACGTTTATAAGACTCGCGAGATCTTTTTGTGTGTACTGTTTTATAACACGCGCCCTTTGAATTGTTAACCCTGTCTCTTTACTCACTTTTATATATGTACCACATAATTCGGCTTCATCTAGTTTTTGTTCAGGTGATTTACCTGAATACTGACTTCGTTTCGGTAACTTAATTTCTTGACCCATGAACTTGACGTATTTTTCTTTTTCTTTTTCTTTATTAACACTTTTACCGTGTATAGTAACTTCATCCCAATCTTTGTGAAACATATTTTAATATATAAATACTTAAAATTTTAAGTCTTTTTTGTATAAATGGATTCTACATATATATTTTTAATAATTTTTGGAAGTGTGTTTGGTTCATGTTTATTGTTTAATCCAGTGGTTAAATGTTATTATTACTGTTTCCCGTATAAATCAGAACAAACTTTTGAAGTATAAAGTTTAAACCTGTGTATACTATAAATGATTGAAGCATACACAGATGGAAGTTGTTTAGGTAACCCTGGTCCCGGTGGTTGGGCATACCTTATAAATACAAAACCTAAAATCGAAAAGAAGGGTGGTAAAGATATTACCACAAATAATGTTATGGAAATGACTGCGATTATAAAAGTTTTAGAAAAGTTTTTGGAACTCGAACATAAAACCGTGCGTATTTTTACGGATAGTAATTATGTAAAATTGGGTCTAACAGAATGGTCTAAAAATTGGGAACGTAATGGTTGGAAAACAGCTAAAGGTGATGATGTAAAAAACAAATGTGAATGGGTACAAATGATTGATTTGATGCGTAAATTTGATATAGTTGATATTAAATGGGTTAAGGCACATAACGGAAATGTAAATAATGAACGTGTTGATACAATGGCACGGGAATATGCATACTTATTTTCTAAGAAATAGTAATGGGAGACGATACCCCAGAACAACATCACTGGTGTCCAAAACAAGAACAACTCCTAATCAGGTGGGCTGAAAAAGCTGCCGGATACCGATGGTTACACAATCACGCGCGTATGTTTTATAAGAAACAAAACGATTGGTTATCGTACCCGTGTATAATCATATCGAGTATTACGGGTGTTGGTGGTTTTGCAGTACTAAGTCCTAATGATCAAAATATGTCGAATGAACAAAAAGAAAAAATTGTTATTTTTCAATATTTTTTCGCGTTTTTGAACGTGGTCGCGGGCATACTCACATCAATATCGAAGTTTAACAACTCTTCGCGTATGATGGAAGCACACTCTGTCATGTCCGTACAATACTCAAAATTTTATAGGAACATTGATATGGAATTATCATTAGAAACCAAATATCGCGAAGACGTTTTAGATTTTGTAAATAAAGTGCGTTTAGAGTACGATCGATTACTTGATGAAGCACCTGATATACCCGGACACACAATAGAGGCGTTTAACGAGACGTTTCCCGATAAAGAAAACAAACCTGACGTGTGTAACGGGTTGAGTATAATTTCAAATAATGCTCTAATACAAGACGATTCGCGCGTATCGAAAGCTATAAAAAAATGGATGACACGCCCAAAAACACCAGATAATAAATTACAAACACCGAGACAATCAATGGATTTAGAGTCTCACCCTTCGTGTGGGGTATAAAGTTTAAACTATATAGTATAGTACACCACAAATGATTGAATACAAAGAGTACGTTTTGCGATTAATAAAAGTAGTATTTGGCTTAAAGTTTATGGTTGATGTATAGATATGATCCTATAGCTCAGTTGGTTAGAGCGCGGTGCTTATACACTACTAGGTATACCTAAGTGACTTTATCGTCACAAACGCAACGCCGAGGTCGCGGGTTCGACCCCCGCTGGGATCACGCCTACTTTTTAACGTGTTAAAGATATATTACGTTAAAAAGTAAATGATTAGAGTTTCTTCAATTCCCCCAAGCCCGGAAAACAAACGTAAAAAAATACGTAAGAACATTCTTGAAAATACGTACAGTAAAAAAATAAATATTGCGTTTCAAACGTTCGAGAACCCGCGACTTCAGTTTAGGTTCGCGGAAGCACTCGACGAGGCGGATGAAAAGTGTTACGTTTCGGGAACATCAGAAGAGTGTTTTGCGGCATGGCAAGAAGTTGATGAATTGGAAGATTCAATGATGCGTCTCGGTGTAGAAGTATTTCAAAACTATAGTATGCGATACGGGTCATTACTCAGACGTACGTTCAAACTTAGATGGAATGTTCGTAACGTCGAGGACCATCACGTCATACCAAAAGAGTTCAAGGGTCACCCAATTATTGAAAAGATAAACTACGATATCCACGCGAGCGAAAACATAATCATGATGCCGCGTGAAATTGGTAATTTGCGTGAGAATAGACTTACACACAGAGGTAATCATAAAAAGTATAACGAATATGTCGGTACCGTTCTTAATTCGATGGAAAATACCGATATAACTGAACCAGAATTTAAAAAGTTTGTTGATTTTTTAAAAATTGGGTGTCGGTTTCGTCCACAAGATATACCGTGGAATTAGTGTGTTTACCACCCGTACTCGAGTTCGTCGGTGGTTGCAGTAGGGTACCGTTTCGAAAAGAATTTACGTTT